ATCAGATGTATCTAAATAAAAGGTAGCAGTTGTTCCAGAACAACAAGCCGCAAATGCTGTAGCTCCATATCCTAATACAAATGCTGTTCCACAAGTACCACAAGATGCTGAAACGCCTAATGCCCCAGTACCTCCGGTTGCTTGTCTATAAACAGTTCCGCTTTTATACCAGCCGTTAGGTGCTGCAGATGACAAGCCAGAGTCTGTATATATATTTGTAGCTGGATCAGCAGAGCCTGTTGCCCATGTTGTTCCGTTTAAAAAATAAGTTCCAGTTGTCGCCATTCTTTTAGTTTTTGTAAATTTACGAAATTTTTTTTATATATATTTTAACAAGCTTCACTGGTTGATACAAGCCCAGTGTCTGAAGTAATTCTATATTTAGTTGATGGTGAATTGTAATGATACCAGCCGTTAGGCAAAGGTGTTGTTCCATTTATGTCTGTAAAAACAAGATCATTTGCAACAGGATAAACTCCGGATCCGGTGTGATAATAAACTACAGATGGATGAATATCACAAACTCCAAGAAAATTACCAACTGTTGTAGAATCAAATCCAGTTAAAGTTTCTGTACATCCAGGGCAACAAACATCGTAAGCTGAATCTGCATCATAACACAAATAAAATGCATCGCCACATGCAGGACATGTAACAGCACTTTCTAAAAGACCCCCCACTTGTTTTCTCGAGATTGTTCCTAATGTATAATATCCATCTGGAGCTAATGTGTCTAAAGTTGAATCTGTAAACAATGATCTTGCTGAAGCAAAACTTAATCCATCAAAATAATATATTCCTCTTGTTGCCATAATTTATTTAACAATTTTGTATTCCATTTGCATCAATTGCTCCTGTTCCATCAGTAGCGAAAAATTTATTAGGAGCTACACTATACATAAAAACTTGAGCTGTAACTAAAGTTCCTATTTGATCACTGTATATTAAAGTACCAGCACCATCTGATGGGCCTGTACCTGAAGTTGTATAATATACATCATTTAATCCATGTGTATATAAACAAGCTGCCTGTGGGCTTATTTGTAATTCAGTGTTAAAAGGATAGTATACTAGCGCCTGACAAGTTCCAACTCCACTAACTTGACCAAGGCCACCTGTTATAACTATATATTGTGTTGATGATATTCTATAAAGTCCGTTAGCTAAAGGAGTAATACCTGCGTCAGAATAACAATAGTCATTTGCAACTGGTGTAGTCCCAGCTCCACTAAAATAATAAAGCTGATCAATATCTAAAGTACATACAATAGCGTTCTGTAATTCTTTTACACTTGAGTCAAAAGTTGATGTTGTACAAAACCCTATTTGATTTACAATTCCTGTTGTATTGACACTAATCCATTGCCCATTTGATCCAATTTTATAAAACCCTCCATTTAATTTAAGAGCAGAATCACACCCTGACGTTTGGTAAACAGTATCTCCTATTTCTGGTAATGAATTTAATCCGTCATGATAGTATGTTTGACCAGTAGGTTGAACACAAGCTACACTGCTAGATTGTTGTACAGTTGATGAGCTATATGGTGTACAGAAGTTTCCACAACCACAACATGATTCATTTATAGATGTAGCGTCATAACATAATGAAGCTGAATTTATAGTTCTATAATCATATACTAAATATAAATACTGATTAGCAGTCGGCAAACTCATAGATGAAATTGTCGTTTGATAAACTCCAGGACTTGGGTTTGTTACGGCTGTGTTAGCTACTTTAGTAGATGCCACTAATAAATCAGATATACCTTGGCTTGTATTAGGATAAAGAACACTAGATGATAGCCACCTAAAATTATCATTATTTACAACCCAAATATAATTATCAAAATTAATTTTATTAGACCTTATAATAACATTTGCTCCACTATACGGAAACACTCCTAAAGATCGTACACCCTCAGATACCATGTATTGAGAAGCAACCGCAGGATCCGCAGCAAAGGTCATTCTATTTGAAGCAACAGGACTAGTTATTAAAGCGTCTTTCCAGCTAAACTCATTAGTAATAAATTGTCCATCATTTTCTTCAGAATTTAACCCTACTTGCACAATTATTAATTCTTCTTCAGTTGGACAATTAGTGTTTAATGTATAAGATACTGGAGAAACTACAGGTGTAATTGTTACACTTACTTTTGTTGGTGTTCTTTTTGTTTTATCAAAATTAATAGATCCTGAAGTAGTAGTATTATAAATTGAAGCAACTATACTTCCATCCCATTCTACAACAACACTTAATGTTCCAGTTCCAATAGTATAATCTATAATTACATTTCCAATAACCTCTCCTAGCTCAACAGTATAAACACGAACTGTGCTTGTATCGTTTATTGCTTGAGTAGTGCCACATGGTATTACAATAGGAGCCAAAGGAACTGAAGTCCCGTTAGTACCCAAAACATACTCATCCATATAAGGATCATATCCTCCTAATTTTTGTGTATTTAACTGCACATTAAATTGATCTCTAAACCAAGATCTCATTCCTGTATCTGAAATAACTTCTAGTTCGTCATTTTTTCTAGAACTTCCACTTAACTTAATAACTGACGCTCTTTTGGTGTCAGTAAAATACATGTCAAAACCCCAAGAAGTAAAACTTTCAGGATTAAAACTGATTCCAAACTCTTCAATTCTAGCTATTTGCGTTCCTAATATCTCAGGGACTGAAGCTATAGCTCCGCCACCAGTAGAATCGCTTATTAAATTCTTAGAAGCTAACACATAAGAAATCTTATCTTCTTGTAAAACAAGTATATCCGTTTCTCTTGCGTGAAGAATCATTACAGGGCCAAAGCTTGTTTCTAAATCTTTAAAATTAACTAAGCCTAAATTAAATTCATTTAAATTATTAACATTTGAAGAGCTAGTATAAACACCACTATAAGTCATGCCTGCAAATCTATTTGCAGATTTAAAATCTTGTGTAGATACAGCTAATGTTCTTTCACCTAAATTAAAACTTTTTCCAACTAATGAATCGTTTATTTTATAACTCTCAACGCCATTTCCAAAAGTATAACAATTAGCAAAAGGCAAAGTTACTATAGCATCTCTATTAGCGGTTTGAGACTGATCACCATCTCCCTTACCACCCATATGAAATCCATTTGTGATATTGTAAGATTCTGAAGCGTCATAATATAAATCAGAACTTGCGTCTAATGGTTCTGTTTCCCAAACTATTAAATTATTAGCTCTTGTTACTACTATTTCAGCGTTTATATTAGAGGTGGATCCAAAAGCGCCACACCCTCTTAACCCACTTCTGCAAGTTAAATATAATGGCGAAGCGGCATCACCTGGAGTTGCTTGCCAAAACTGAAAATTAGGCTCAAAAGGTGTACAAATAATAGAATTTTCATCAGCTGATAGTGTTGATGTAAAATAAGCTTGATTCATTTTATCATCTACATTTTCTATCATTTCTCCTACACCAGGATCAATATCATCCCCTTTAAACCATTGATACATGTCCGTGTAATCTGCGGTAGATACATAGGTTCTTTCCCATAGCCACTCAACACCAGAACAATTATTTCTGTCAACTCTACGAATAAACCATCTCATATAAATCTGACTTCCAGCTGGTATAGTATAGTTGTTAGTTGTTGCGTCATCATTAGTATAAAAACAAGGATAACTTACTTTAGCTTTACATCTGCTTCCAGAATTGTCTCTATAATTAAAATCACCTAAATCAATAACAGCATTGTCATCTATAGCAATTGAAAAGTTTGAAGGTTTCATTTGCATATACAATCCAGCTAGTTGATTAGTATTCTCTCCCAACCCAGCTGCTGTTGACAAAAAATCTACAGCTTCAGCTTCTACAGCTAAAACCTCAGATTTTACTAATCTTTCTAAAGGCCCAGATGCATCTCTTTTGACAATTAACACATCACCTGCTTTTGGTATATTTTGATTTTGTCCTTCTAATTTAAAATACACTACCCTGTTAGCAGTAGCTTGATAATAAAAATTAGAATATAAAGTTTCATAATTTCCTCCACTTGATTTGCTTACAAATTTATATTTAGTAGCCCAAGAAGGTGGTAGGTTTTCTATATTAACTTTAATTTTATTTTGATTTACACTGTTTAATGTAGGGACAAATATTGTATTATTTTCTGAAACCAATACAGTAGAAGCTCTTCCATTACTATCCATATACACAATACCTGTGTCATAATCTCTATTACTATGTAATGAAGACGTGTCTTTTTGAGATGTAAATGATCCAGTGCCTTGTGTTATTCTGAAATATTCATACATTTCTGTAGTTCCAGATAAAAATTTCATTGCTAAAAGCTGTAATGAAAAAGTGTTGCCTGAATTAGTTAACTTAAATCCTTCTTGAGTAAGAGGTTGAGTTATGCTGCTATTTGATTTTACAAATGCGCAATTAGTTGGAGCTATTATTTCAGAATTAAAAAAATCTGTTAATGAAGATCCTAATGAAGAATCCGCAATAGGCTCAAAATTAGTACCTTCTATAGTCCCTATTCTATTTGCAAAAGCTTCACTATTTACCATGTCAGAAACTGACAAATAATCTTGATCTAATAAAAAAGAAAAATCTAATGAAAAATTAGGGTTTTCAAAAGAAGCGTCATAACACGCATCAGCTGTAGTTCCGTTTAAATCAGCGTGCTCAATATCTAACGTAAAATTAAAGCTAGATCCTTGTTTTAATAATAAAACTTGATTTGATAAATCAAATGTAATTTTTGAGTTTGGTACTGAAGTTGGTGTTATTGTAGCGTTAATAGTATAATTTATACCTTGTGACAATACACCATCCGATAAGTCTTCAAATAAAATATCATTAACTAAATGACTAGTTGTATAGTTTATAGGAATTGAAATGTCGTTTGAATTTGTAATATTATACCCGTCAGTGTAATTAGCGTACATCAAACGATTACCCATAATAGTTTGGGCTTTTGCTGTTTTAGGCACATTATCATATAACCTCAATAATTCATCAGAGCCTAAAGAAGTGTATATTTTACTGTTTGTAAAAGTATAAGTTTGATTGGTATTGTTAGCCCATCCATAATCTGATTTATTAAATCTTTCTATTACAAAAATAACATTAGAATCAGTAGGCTTAAACAATAAATCAACTTGTATTACATTTTTACCTCCGGTATTAAAAGTAACTTCAGCTGTATTATACTGATTAACCATTCCGGCATTATTGTAATTATTAGTATCAAACCTAAAAGGGCCTGGAGCAAAAGCAGGTTTTGTAAATAAAGATGTTGCACTATATTCTTGATCAACATATCGGTATCTATAAGCAAAAGTTATAAACCTTTCATCTAAATAATTTTCATCGCCTGGTGCTGAAATTAAATTTACAGCTGGCGCAGTCAAATTATCTAAATTAGTATATCCAGGTGGTTTTAAGATCACACTTATATCATCCTCAATAATACCATCAACATCCCCTACAGGATCATTATAATTTGATGTAACATTTATTTTTCTTGGAGGATTAAAGTTGTCTGTCCAAAACAACAAGTCTTCAATTTTATTAACCCCAGTTATTAAATAATCAACATTAAAATTTAATAAATTCAATGTTATAATGTGATAAGCTATTACTTGCGTGTTTGTGTTGAATGAGACAACCATGTCCACAATTCCATCAGTTGCAACTGGATTATTAGAATCATGAATAAACCAATAAAGAGTTTCTTTAGACCCGTCTTCATAAGCTCCCAAACATTTTGCTTGCTCAGATAGTGCTTGCCCTCCATATGTTAAAATTGTTAATTGAGAATTTCCTTTTGAATTTTCTACAGCACCAATTTCAGTGGCTTCAGTAGAGCCTAATCTAACATTAATTGCATTAATGTATTCACCTGGAGGAACTAATCGCTCATCCACGCTTTTATTCATTCTACCTGCAATAAAATTTGTGTTTACTATTGGCATTTTATTTAATCCATTTATCCTGACCTCTCATATTCATTAAGAGTCTTCCAGGGTGTATGTTACTTAACCTAATTTTAGCGTTTCTTAATAAAGATGATTTATCTTTTCTAGCTCTATTAACAATGTACTCTTGAACACCTAATTTACTGTTTAAAATGGAATACCTTATGTAAGCATATATAAATTCTTCAAATAATTTATTGACACTAACATCCGAATCTTCTCCTTTCTCCATCCCGTCAGAAACATATTCTAAAACTATGGATCCACCACTTGCTCCAGAACTAAAATTAATAACTCCTCTTTGTTTGTCTATACTAAAGGTTGGATTAACATTAGCTGTTTCAGTGTTTAAACCAAAGGCTGCACCTACACCAAAATCAAAATACCAATTTCCATCCACACACCAGCCTTCCTGACCGTTATAAGGACTTCCTGAGTTTAAATAAATACTTTTCTGATTCATAGTTAATTCAGAAAATTGAGGCTTTAAAACATTTCCATTTTGATCATAAATTATTTTACCTACATTATCTTGAAGATAACTCTCAGCCCACTGCGTTTGAATGTTTTCGCTTAAAGGAAATAAAACTCCATTTAAAAATTGAGATATTCTTACCCAATTAACAAAATCTGAAGGTAAAACAAATCTTAAATTTTCATCTAAATCTAATTGCAATATTTTAATCTCTTTCATTGCATCGTAATTCAATTCTTGAATCCCTCTTTTTGCATGAAATAAAATCTGATACCTTTCTATATTATTAACCAAAGAATGGTTTCCTTGATACATTAACATAAAGTTGTTTACTATTTCATTTAATGAAACGTATTGGTATGATCCCCAATTTTTATCTTCGGGTACTGTTCCTGAATTTGCATAATATGCGTAATCATTTATATATGCCATGTCTTATGTTTGTATTTGGTTATCTTGTACTTCTTCTGTTTTTCCAAACTGATAAACTTGACTTTCTCTAATTTCTATTCCTATGTATTGACAAATCTTAGCTACTATGCCAGGTTCATCAGATAAGGGTAATTCAAAATCTTGATAGTCAGCTTGACCTTGATCAAATAAAGGCTCTCCTGTATTTAAAGCAGAATAAGTCCATTTAGGTGGTATAGGATACCTAACATATTCGGCACTTATACTTCCTTTTGTTATTAATGTTGCTGGATACACAGTAACTGTATTGCCTAATTGTCCAGACGTTGCATTACCTACTATATTACTTGTAGCTCCACCTAACACATAAGCTGGATATCCAGCAGAAGGTGCTGTTAAAGGTGAATTGTTTAAATAAAATATCTTGTTTTGATTTACTCTTTCAATCTCCACAATATTGCTAGGGCTAAAAATAGAATAAGATTCTCCTATAGACTGAGTAATTCCAAATAAATTATAAGATAATGTTAATTGAGTTTGACTATCCACACTAACCACATACGCTGTCCAGCCACTATATTGCGCTGCACCAGGAGCTGAAGTGTTCACTAAGTATTGACCAGCAACTACGCCTGAAGTCACAAACGATGCGGCTGCATCTGTTAATGTATTAGCACCAGCTGCAGTAGTAGTTCCAGCATCTATTAATGTTGGGAAATAATTTAGTTTATTAATAAAATAATAGTCAGAGGGTAGATTATAAAAATTATTACCTAACTGCTCTAGCCCTTTAGTAACAGAAAAACTATCTATTACCTCAACTAAACCTTTTACTATATCAGCATATCCCGTTCCTGAAAGCCTGTTATTCTCTTTATTAATCCACGCATTATATTGATAAAAATAGTCTTCAAACAAATCCATTTGAGCTTGCTGAGAATATAAATTAAAATCTTGTGGAGAAATATATCCGTAATTATTTTTATTAGCAATAGCTAAAACAGTATTTCTAACCGAGTTAATCATGTTAAATTCTTTTTACAAATATAGGCAAAAAAAAAGAGGTTACTTTTTTTGTAACCTCCTCTTTATTTAATAAACCTAGGGTCTATGCATTTACTTGTGGTGCTGCAAGTTTAACTCCTGTAACAATACTAGATATTATTGTTGGCGCATATCCTGCCGCAGCAGCTTTAGGATAAGAACTTGGGTTTGGAGTAAAAACTGGCTGTTGCCATGATAGCGTATATGCAGTTTCGATAGATTGATTTAGGAAATCTTTCCAGCTGAATCCATCATAAGCAGCAGCAGCTAAAGTAATCTTTAAAGATTGAACCATAGACTGTTGCGTTATGTCATAAGTAGCTTGTGTCACTGCGTCAACAAGTGCAGGAACGGTTGCAATGCTTGCGCTTGCAATGTGTTGATAAAAAATCTGAATTTCAGTTACAGATTCTTGTTTAACCTCCATTATGTTATTAATGGGGATTAGCTTGTAACCGGAGTCAGTGCCTGTTCCGTTTACGTTTAATTTGATAAATTTTTCCATATTTAAAAATGTTAATGGGTTAATAAAGCACAAAGATAATCTTTCTATTCATCTTTTTTTAAGCGACCTAATAAGAACTTGTATGCTTCAACACCTTTGTCGCTTTGCATATAAGACGCAACTACATAGTTAGGATCTTCAGCAAAAGGGATTGTTAACATTTTCTTTTTATTACTAGGAAGATTAAAGTACACGTCTTTATTCTTGTTTCTAAAAGCTATAAACCCTTTGTCAAAAAAGTTTGCAACATGACCTTGTAATTCTAATAATGGATCTTTTACTATTTCTATAAATTCTTCAGGGTTATTTTTTGCATAAATTAATATGTCTCTTTTTAATTCTGGAATAGTTAATGTGTTTGATTGATTGCCCATTAATATTCTAGAAACTGAAATTAATTTTTCAGTAGTTAATTCTTTTGCTAACATTTGAGAAGTTAATTCAATATCTAATTGATGTAATTCTATATTAGCATCTTTAGCGTTATCTACTTCTTCAAAAATAGTTCCGTTTTGAGGATGTAGTGACAAAAACTTTTGTAATACTTGGTTCTCTCTCTCTACAACTAACATGCCATCTTCAAAAACAACAGGCTCTATAATAGCATTACCGTCTTGTTCGTCTTCAAATGGGGTTTTTTGATTTCTTGCATATCTTAAAGGTTTGTTTACACCTTCATCTTCATCAAAAAATAATAAAGGAGATCTTGCAGAATGTCGTGATGATAACATATAGGATAAAGGAGCTCTTCCTTTAGTTAATCTGTATGCTCTAGTCTTAAGGGTAGTGTTTTTTTTCATTATAATGTAATTTAATTTGATTTATAAAAAGTAATAATTACCCCCGTTTTAAAAACGAGGGTAACATTACGGGTATTCTTAGTTTTGGAATAAGAAGAAGTTGTTTGCACCTAAAGTACATACAGCTCTTTCAGATAGGAAGTTTACTTCCATTGCATCCAGGTCAGAAGTTCTTGCTCCACCGGCAGAACCAGTAATCCAAGTTTTGTATCTTCTGTCTTCAGTTTCTGAAGCTCTATATCTAACATGTAAGAAAGGTCTTTTAGCGTTCTTACCTAAGATTTGGTCATAAACTGACGTTGAACCAGCAGGGACTAAAAGTCCGTTGATTCCACCAGCAATAAGTCCACCTCTCATAGTAGGATCGTTAAGATATTTCCAATCAGACTTATAAAAATCATAACCTCTTCTAAATCCTGTAAATCCAAGATTTAAAGCCATGTCTTTATCATTGTCAAAAAGACCATAAGATGTACCACCTGCTCCGTGAGAGTTTTGTGCAGCTAACATATCGTCAATATCAAATGAAAATTGTCTATTTACAAAAATAACATTTTCTTCAATAGCTCCTTGCTTATCTAGTCTCTGAATAATAGAATCAAATGCAGCTAGATTTTGTGGGTTACCACCTCCAAATACATTACCTCTATTTCCAACTACATAGAAAATACCTTCTGAACCAGCTCCTGTTGCCGCTCCAGCTACTGCTGTACCGTTTCCAAGTGCAGTTGATGCTCCAGAACCTACTTCCGCAGGTACTGCTTCTAGCATTGCAGTTTCTAAATAATCTTCAAATCTAAGTCTAGTATCGTGCTCAGACTTTAAATACCAAAGGTATCCGCTTACGCCATCTTCACCTGTTACTTCAACCCATCCAATTTGAGCCATATCTGATCCAGATACAGAGTATTTATCTTTTATGATAATTGGTTTATTTTCAAAGAAAATATCATCTGATTCGTTAGATCCAACCATTCCGTTAGTTCCTTTAGCAAATTCAGATCCATATATAAATATAGTACAAGGTGCGTTGTCAGCCATAGCTTGACCAGCTGCTTCATAGTAAGCAATTGTTACTGTTTGTGCCGCTGCTCCTGCAGTTGGGCCTGTTGTTACTACACCTTTATTAGTAAGAGTACCTCCTACGCCTTCTGTAGAAATCATAACTGTTTGTCCAACTCTTAGTGCAGCTGAAGTAGATGCTCCGATTGCAGGGCTAAAGTTTGCGTTTGGAATTGTCCATACTGAAGAATCATTTCCACCGTTAGCAACTGGAGTACATCCAGTGTATTTAGTGTGTAATCTACCTTGTTCTGCCCATTTTATAAGGTCAGAGTTTGAAGGCATTTCAGCGCCTACCATTCTTAAGAATGACGCTATTGTTCTATTCCCGTATCTCTCGAATTCTTTTTCGTAAGTATCAGGAAGGTATTGGTCTAAGAAATTAAAGTTCGTTATATAATTCGTGCTTAGAGCTTGTTGTTGGGCGCTTGGTTGTAAGTCAAATCCCGGGGTTGCATTTACTGCCATAATTTTTAATTTTTTTAATGTTTAACTTTTTTTCATGCTTCTAATTTTGAGTCCTCTTCCACTATCAGTATTTCCAACAGGTCTTATTTTCATCCCGTCTTTTGACACTGTTTGTGGCGATTGTCTAATGTCCATGTTAATGTTTTTAGATTTTCTACTAACATTATCTACAGCCTTTGACATTCCTTGGTCATAAAAGAATTGAGCAAATTTATCAGGATTCATAGCTACTGCTAATGAACGATGATATCCTTTTGGATCTTGCATTAAACCATCTTTGTTTAAAAATTTGCTAATAAAATTATTAACATCAGATTGAACATTTTTAAGTTCTTCAGCAGTTCCAGGCTTGAATGTAAAATCATTATCTCCAACAGTAAAATCAAAACCTTTGAATTCGCTGTTAAAAACCTCATCGGTTTTATTTAAGAAATAATCATACTTTCTTTTACCTTCATCTTCTTGATTTTTAGATTTCTCTATGTAACTTTTGTAGGCAGTTAAATTTTCTTTTTGATCTTCCGATAACCCACCCCCACTTGACTCAAGAGGAGCTTTATATTTATCTTTTTGTTCATTCAAAAACTTTTTAGCTTTCGCAAGTTCTCGTTTTTTCGCTAATTTGACCTTCTTAATATCTTTCGGTTCATCTAAGTCTTCGTCAAAACTAAATTTATCCTCAATGATATCTTGAATATCTATTTCATCCAACCCTTCTTCGGTTGAACTATAATAATTAGCTAGTACAATGTCATCTTCCATTGTATCAAAGTCTTTTTGTAAATTATAAAAGTCTTCAATACCACGGCCAGTTTCTTTTTTGTACTTAAAATACGCAGACACATCTTCAGGTAATTCCTCATTCGCCTCTTTTTCCGCAAACAATTCATCAACA